GCCAAGCCGCGTTTTCCAGATCAATCTTGATAATCAGGCGTGCCATCTCAATTCCCCTTTAGGCCAGGACGTACAAGGCGACGATCAGGACGCAGACCGCGAACTCGGCCAGCATGGCGATCGAGATCGCGACGTTGAAATAGCTGTGAGCGTTGAGCGTGGTCATCTCAGTACCCCGCCCATTCACGGAGAAGACGAAAATTATTGAAATAGAGAATCTGGCGACGCTCGGTACGCATCTCACGATCCCATGAGCGATCCCATACTGAGACAAACCCGTCATAGGACTCACAGAACCAATCGTGGTCCGCCGCCCATGCGATCTGTTTGGCTGTAAGCATTTTCATTCCCCTTGTTCGATCCAGAAAGAGGGAGAGGCCGAAGCCCCTCCCGTTGATTGTCACCCGCCAATCGGGAAGCGATGGAAGAAAGAGCAACCCGTTGCGGCGATCCAGAGGCCGACTGCGATTGCGATGAATGTGGTCATTTTGGTTCCCCTTGTTCGATCCAACACAGCAAACTTAAGCGAACTGCGCTAAGAAGTCAACCGGAGATTGACGGACAGATTGTCGCAGCTAGTCGCAAGCGAACAGACTCGCATGGTCGATTGCAAGTCGGGTTTGCTCATGCTGCAAGCCAAGGCGATCGGCCATCATCTTCGCCGCAGCCACTGCCTCACGCCATGCCCAATAGGCCTCGGACCCGCGTTCAGCCGGCGTAATCGGTATCCCCAACACGGTCGCAATCTCGCGAATCTCGTTGTCGCTCATCATCGGCTTGTTCCTTCCTCGCCTTGCCCAACGCCCGCGCGAGCAAGCCCGCGACGCGCCGCTCATGCTTCACTTGCCAGGAGAACCACGAAGGCGCCGAGCGCTCAACCGCACGGGCGTCAATGCCAATCGCTGACGCCGCTTCTGCCGCTGTCAACGCCGCTGACAGATACAGCCGTATGACCGCCTCACGATCGCGGCCACGAAGGACATGAGGATTGTGCGCGCGTCTGCCCAAATCAAAACCCGAATTCAGGTCAATTATAAACCCGAATGGACGGTTTATAAAGTTCCAAATTCGCCAATGATTTCTTCGCGCGCGCGTATACTCCCGTGTTCAAACGACCCAACCTCGCTCAACGAGATCATTGCACAGGCCACAGCCAGACGACCAAATCCACCCCCATGAAAGAGATCGCTCCGCCCTTCCCAGAGCCCCTTCGCAAGCCCCGCACGGCAGTCATCCCAAGCAGGATCGCCCACGCGCTTAAGCTCATGGTCGACGAAGGCAAGCCTATCCACCTAGCAGCCCAGGCGTCAGGCGTCTCAACCCACATCGTTCGTGAAGCCTTCGCAAAGCCGCATGTGCTCGAATACGTCCGCAAGCGAAGGCAGATGCTCCTTGCGAGCGTCAACGCGCGCAACATTCAGCGCCTGGCGGAGATACGCGACGCAGCCGACAACATGCCAGCGGTCAACTCAGTGCTGGCGCTTGAGCGCATGGCAGGCGATGCATCGAGCACGGGAGGAACAGGCGTAAGTCATTCACCTGGCGTGACAATCGTCATCAACTCAGGTCAGTCTGACGAACGTCAGCCTGTCAAGACGACCATCGATCTGACCGCGAACCCTCCAAACCTGGACGATCCCGCCTGAGTGAGGCCGGGGGAAAAGTTTCGTCGTTTCGCCGTGCTCGAAGCTTGCAAGAGCATAAAACCTGTGGGATTTGTTGGGGTGTTCGAATTTTTGGGGCTCTGAAAATATTGGGACGCTCACCAATTCAAGAAGCATCTCGGTACGCGGCCAAGCGCGCGGCGTGGGATGCTGACCCTGCGGCTTTGGCAGAACAGCGGCGAAAGTGGCGAGAGGCTTTCCGCCGGCGCATGGGTCTTCCTGCTGACGGTTTGCCCAACGCAGAGTTTCGGGCGGGCCAGAAGGCTGCCAGGGATGCTAAGGCGGCTGAGCGGGCAGCGGAGAAGATTGAGAGCGACGCCGCGCGCGAGGTTGACCGTCTGACGCGCCCGACGCCGCGCGAGCGCAACAGGGCGTGGCGCACGGCGAACCCGGCTCGGGCGCGAGGATTGGTCCGCTCGTGGAAATTGGCTCACCCTGACGAGGTCCGGGCTGCGAAGCGTGGCCGGCACATCGCGAAGCGCGCGGCGACGATCGAGATTCTGTCCAAGGCTCAGCGCGGCCGGTGCGCGATCTGCCATTGCCGGCTGGGCGACGAGGTCCACATCGACCACATCATGCCGAAGGCGCTGGGCGGGTCGAACCGGCGGTCGAACCTTCAGTTGACCTGCGCGCCGTGCAATATGGCGAAAGGTCCGCGCCATCCGCTCGACCACGCGCGATCGCTGGGCTTGCTCCTATAGGGGTTTGTGATGGCTGAGGTTGTGGTTGGGTTTCGGAAGGACGTGGCTGTCGCCGGCGAGGCGGCGGCGAACGTGGTCGACTATTGCGAGGAGCTTCTTGCGATGGCTAAATCCGGGAAGATTCGCTCGCTCGGCGTGGTGTACGTCGACACGCAGGCTTACGTCGGGACGGGGTACGTGACGAGCGGGTTTCCCCACGCGCCGCACCTTCTGGCCGGCTGCATAGCTTTGCAGCGCCGATGCGAACAGAACTGGATGGACGCATGAAGCCGATTCGCATTGTTTCGGCGGCGCAGCGTTTGATGCTGGAGCGGGTTGTTGCTGACCCTGCTGAGGCTCGGCGGCGCGGGTTATCCGCTGAGCAGGCTCGGGCAGCTTTGGCTGCGTACGGTGGCGGTCGGTTGCCTGAGCGGGTTGGGCCTGTCAGGGCAAATCGCCACGGTCCTGCTGGGCGGCGTCGGTGAAAAGGGCCAACTGCTCGCCGAGCTTCGGATAGTTGATGGTTCCAGGGTAAGGTCCGCCGGGCCAGAGGGGCGCGCCGCGCAGCATCCACGCAATCATCGGTGGCATGACAGGGCCGACGAACGCGGGCGATGGCCGCCACTGCGCATCGAGATAGGCGTCGAGGTCAGCGCCCGTCAGAAGGTGCGGAGGGACGCGGCGCGGTTTCATGTCCGGCTCATCGCCGCGATCCGGTCGCGGACGCGGATGACGGTGCGGGCGGACCACGGCGCGCCTGTCGGGGTCGCAATGCCGATCTGGTTGAGCTTGTTGGCGGCGGTGTGGGATGCGAGGTCTTTGAGACGGGCGAAGACGGGGGCGAGTTCTTTCGCTCGAGCGTTGGCCTCTTGTTTGCGGCGCTCGCCGACTTCGGTGGTCTGGCCGAGCTTGCGGCCTGATTTGGTGCCGATGATCTTGGCGCGGGCGAGGGCGGCCTTGGTGCGCTGCGAGATGAGGGCGCGTTCCTTTTCGGCGACCGCGGCGTAGATGTGGAGCATGAAGGGGTCGACGTTGGGGCCGAGTTCGGCGACGATGAAGGGGATTTTGTGCAGCATCAGACCGGAGATGAAGTGGACGTCGCGGGAGAGGCGGTCGAGCTTGGCGACGACGACCGGGCCTGGCAGGCGAGACGCGAGGTCGATGGCGGCCTTGAGTTCCGGGCGTTGCTCGAGCGCGTCGGCGCCCTTGCCGGTTTCGACCTCGACGAACTCCTGGACGATGCGCATGTCGTTGTTGGCGGCAAACTGCTCGACGGCGGCGCGCTGGGCGTCCATGCCGAGGCCCGAGAAGCCCTGCTTTTGCGTTGAGACGCGGAGGTAGGAGACGATGGGGGTCATTTGCGGGCCTCGTCGATCATGGCCTGCCAGCATCCAGACGCCTGATCGTTGCCGACGCCCATACCATTCTTGGCAATTGACCAATCGCGTGCTGCGTTGAGCATTCCGTCTGTCGGCTCCCGCATGGCCTCTATCGCGGCGCGGGCGGCGCGGGCCGCGCGCTCCAATGTTAAATCCTCCGCCTCTTGGACATCTCCGAGGGCCTTCATAAATGCCACCGCGGCTCTTTCGACCATCTTGCTCATTTTTCCCTCTTGCATTCCGCGATAGTTGGTGTCATGACTCGGGCGGATAGTCAAGGGGGATGCGATGGGCGAGCGGTTCGAGTGGGCGCACAAGTTCGCTGACATCCTGATTGACACGTTCAACCGCGTCTCGGCGGACACCGACGCGCTCAAGCACGCCCGCCGGTCGCGCGCGGCCCGCAAGGGCTGGCGGACCCGCAAGGCGATGGCGAAGGCGAGGGAAAAGCCATGATCGAGACGGACCCGATGTCATTTCTGAAAGCCAAGGGCGCATTCCAGGAACTGCGCGTCGAGCGAGACATTTCCGGCGGCGTGAGGGTGATCCTCGGCGCCGCCGGCTGCGTGTTGTCGCCGGAGGACGCGATCAAGCTCGGCTCGGCGATTCTCAAGGCAGCCGGCTGCAATGTGGACTATCAGGGCGATCCCCTCACCAAGAGGTCATTGAGGCTATGAGCATCACGATCCAGCGGCCGATCAACGACAATCGCCCCGGCGTCGCGGCGGAGTTCCTGCGCATCCCCGAGGCGTTTTTGAAGGTCTATTCGCAGGAGCTGCTTGATTGGGCGTCGGCCCTGGAGACGAAGGGGCAGTTCCTGGAGGTCATGCTGTGGAACCCGCCGGGCGCCACTTCGGTCCTCGCCGCCGGGCATCAGGGCAAGGTCACGCTGCGCTGCGACGTCACGGTCAACCCCGCCAACAAGGCGGTGCGGCTGGTCATCCAGCCCGACGACGAGGCGGACGCGGCGCGCGTCGCCAAGCACTGCGAAGACCTGCCGGGGATCATGCGGGCGCACCGGGCGGCGGCGGAGGCCAATCGCGACAAGCCGCGCGGCGCGGTGTCGGCCGTGTTCAGCCTGCCCGAATACTTCGTTCAGCGCTACGGCTTTGAATTGCGCGAATGGGGCCGCAACCTCAAGAAGATCGGCCTCGTCAAGACGATTGTCCTGCGCGAGGGGACCTTGAGCGACCTGTCGCCAGACCCCGAGATTGGCGCCGTGCTGCTCGGCGTGAAGCTCAAGGCCAAGATCGAGCGGATGGACAACGGCGTCGACCTCCGGCTGATCATCGCGCCAGCCACGGAAAAGGACGAGCGTACCATCGCCAAGCACTGTGAGAAGATGACCCGCGTGGGAATCCCCGCCGTCGCCAACCTCGTCGAACCGCCGCGGCCCGGTATGCCGGCGTTCCCCAACATCATCGGCGCGCCGCCGCCGCCGGCCGACGGAGGGGTGTGATGTCCAGCGGCGACAAACCCTCCGAAGCCGCGCCAGTCAGCGCCATCGTCTCGCTGTTCCAGAAATACCCCGGCTTGCAGAACTTCCACCCCTGGCCGTGCATCGTCTCGCGGCAGTTCCTCGTCCCCTATCTCGCCGGCCGCTCGACCGACGGGATTGTGACCTACATCGACGAGGGAGTGCCGGCCCGGCTCAAGATGGGCGTCGAGCCCGACAAGTACCTCTGCTGCCACGAGGGGCTTGAATGGTGGATGATGACGCGGCTCGACAAGGCGTATTGGGAAGGGCCGGGCGCCAAGTCGGCGCACTGGTGGGCGACCGGCTTCGAGCACATGAACCTCAAGCTAGACGGCTGGTCTGACGACGACATCGGGACCTATGAAAAAGAACTCACGACCTATGTCTCGGAAACCGAGAGCGAGAGAATTTCGGCTGAAACCGTCCCCCCCGATCTCTACCAAGGCCCCTATGAGCCCGCTGGCGATAGCGACAAGGCCGAAGACGACGATGACGCCCTCATCCTGCCGATCCTGCGCGCCGCCCGCGCGCGGCTGATGCAGGTCCAGGAAGCGAGAATGCCATGACCAGGATGCTGGCGACGTTCAAGGACGGATCAAAATGGCTGATGGAATTTGTCGACCTAGGCCTGATCGCAGAAGATCGCTATGTGGCCTATGTTGGATCGTCGACCCGCCGCCCGAGGATTGACCATCTGATCGTCGTCGAAAAGGCTGTCGTCGATTTAAGGGGCGCGCGGGGACGCGACGAGGAAGAAAGAGCAGGTTTGGCGGAAATCGGTATCGTCGATTTTGATATTCTCCCGCCGGACCCAGACGAGGATACTGGAGCGTGAGTTCCGTCTTCAACTTCATCGGGGGCACCAAGGCGGCAGATTTCATCCTCGCCAATAACCCGGTAGATTATATCGGCGGCCCGATCGGCAGCGGCAAGACTAAAGCCATGTGTCTGCGCGTCGGCCGCCACGCCCAAGAACAGAGGCCAAGCCCAAAAGACGGCGTTAGATATACGCGCTTCGCGATGGTCCGCAACACGATGCCGGACCTGAAACGCTCGACTATCCGCACCTGGCTAGAGACCTACCCGGAAGACACATACGGTCGATTTACCTATGGCGCGACGATGGGCCACAAGCTGCGCTATCCCTTCAAGGATGGCCCGGTCCATTGCGAGGTCGATTTCATCTCGCTCGACAAGACCGACGACGTCAAGAAGCTGCGCTCGACCGAGTATACCGGCGTATGCTTCAACGAACTGCCCTTCATCGAGAAGGAATTGTTCGACGAGGCCGACTCGCGCTTGCGCTACCCGCCGCAGGAACATGGCGGCCCGACGTGGCGCGGCGTGCTCGGCGACGGCAACGCGCCCGACGAGGACCACTGGCTCGCCACGATGGCCTATGGGCTCGACCCGCCGGTTGGTCTGGCTGAGGCCGATCGCGCGCTGTACGAATGGCCGGACTCGTGGGGCCTGTACATGCAGCCCGCCGCGCTGATCGAGGAGTTCGACGCGCGCGGCCAGATCACCGGCTACCACATCAACCCCGAGGCCGAAAACCTAAAGAACCTGCCGGCCGACTATTACGATCGCCAACTGCGCGGCAAGACGAAGGCATGGATCGACTCGCGCCTGATGAACCGCGTCGCGCTGGTCGCCGAGGGTCAGCCGGTCTGGCCGATGTTCAGGCGCGAGTTTCACGTGTCGCGCGAGGCGCTGCGGCCGTTCCCCCATTACGACGTACAGGTCGGCCTCGACTTCGGCCGCGTCTATCCCGCCGCCGTGTTCGCCCAGGAGGTCGGCGGCCGCGTCTACATCCAATACGAAATGCTTGGGTTCAACGAGGGGCCGTCGGTCTTCGCGCCGAAGGTGCAGAAGTTCCTGACCCAGCACTACCCCGGCCAGAAGGTCCGCTTTGTCGGCGATCCGAAAGGCCGCGACAAGCACGACGAGCAATCGGCCTACGAAATTTGGGCCGCGCACGGGATGCCTGTGATCCCGGCGCCAGTGAAGATGAACGACATCGAGCAGCGCGTCGAGGCGGTCGCCTTTGCGCTGAACGACAATCCGGCCGGCGTCAACCGCGTCGTCATCTCGCCGGTCTGCCGGACGCTGGTCGTCGGCATGTCCGGCCGCTACCATTTGGAACGAGAAGAAAAAGGGGCGCTAACCCCTTCAAAAGACAAGTATTCGAATCTCTGTTTCGCCGCGGGGACGAAGGTGTCAAGGCGGCGGTACAGCCACGGCTCATTAGTCTCCAATATCGAGAGTCTTCTCGTCGGCGACCAGGTGTCCACGCCATTTGGGCCAAAACGCATAATTGCCACTGGACACAGAGAATCAGATACTGTAGAGCTTCTGTTGTCAAATGGCGTCAAGATCAGATGCACGCCTGACCATCCGTTTTGGACAGACCGCGGGTGGGTCGAAGCGCAGCACCTAGGTTCTGAACGCCTGATAATGGAAGGCGAAACAGGATGCTTGCTGCCGTCAAATTCTGGACACGCTTCGGAAATCTCGCCTACGAGTTCCGAGGCCTCAGATTCTACGCGCGCCCGGACGGATATTTTCACAGCAAAAATCCTGGCGGCGTCCTCCTCCATCGAGAAATTTGGTCGGCAAACCATGGAGAAATCCCGGACGGCTATGACGTCCATCATGCCGACGATGACAAATCAAACAACGATCCAGGCAATTTTGAATGCCTGCCGAAGCCGGATCACTGCCGGCACCACATGCGGAGCCCCGAGCGCCTCGCCAAGTCTGCCAAATCGATCAAGATTGCGATCGAACGAGCGGCCGAAAAGCGCAGGGCAAACCCGCAATGGTCCCGAGAAATCTCATCTATCGCTCGCGTTGCCTCCATCGAAGCAAGGCTTAACGAACCCCTACAGACATTCCAGTGCGCCCACTGCGGACGGGACTACGAAGTCAAGCCCTCTTCTCGCAAGCGCGGCTTCTGCTCTATGTCGTGCCAGGGGATGGCTCGCAAGGCATCTGGCATCGACGACGAAGACCGCATCTGCGCCGAGTGCGGAGTCGCCTTTCGCGCGAACCGATACATTAGGAAGGATTGCTGTTCGCGTCGTTGCTCGGGGGTCGTCGCGGCGAGAAAGCGTCTACAACATCACGGTTGAGGACGTTCACTGCTACTACGCCGAAGGCGCGCTCGTGAGCAATTGCGACGCGCTGCAATACCTCGTTCTTGGTCTCGGCGACGGCCGCCGCATGATCGGCCTCAGCCCGATCGGCCTGGTCATGCCGGCCAAGATTGGCCGTATGCGCCGGACGATGCGCAGGATTGCCGGCTGATGGACCCGATCGAGCCGGTCGGCGCGGCCGAGCCCGCCGAATGGTTCGTCGTCTTCCACCCCGATGCGTCGTCGCGCTGGCTGTCCGCGCTGGCGATGGGCCACTTCAAGCACGTCTCGGCCTTCACCTATGTCCCGGTCGGCGACTGCTGGCTGTTCCTCGACGCCGAGTGGACTGGCCTGCGCATCGTCCACGCGAAGCATGAGATCGCCCGCCAGCAGATCGCGCGCTACGCCGCGCGCTGCGTCATCATCAAGTTCAAGCGCGCCGACGCCCCGATGAAATGGCGCGGCCGCGCCGGCTTCACCTGCGTCTCGGCGGTCAAGCATTTGCTCCGCGTCAGGACCGGATCATTGCGGCCTGACGCGCTCTATCGCCATCTGCTCGCCAACGGAGGCGAGTTGTTCGATGGGCGAACCGAAGATTCCTGTCGACCCGATGCTGGCGCAGGAGCAACAGCAGGCGCAGACCAGCCTCGCTAACCAACTCCAGACGCAGACGCAGGGCGACATGGCGTCGCTGATGGCGCGCTACGGCACGCAACTCGCGGTAGCCGGCGGCACAACTTCCCCGCTCGTCTCGACCCGCACTGGCGCGCTCGCGCCCGGCAAGGCCGCCTGACCTATGGCAGAAATCCCCTCGACGACCAATTCCGTTCAGAGTGAAGCCGCCTCGACCGGAGAGACCAAGGACCTGCAACAGCAGGCGGTCGCCAAACTAGCCGCGGCGCGCACCTGGAAATCGTACATCGAACTCGACGTGAAGGAGTGCTACTTTCTCGCGGCTCCGAATCGCCAGCGCCAGATTTCCTCGATGACGTCGCCGAGCCAGGCGCGCATGTTGGACGCGCCCGAACTCAACACCGACGAAACCTTTATCATTGTTGAGGACTTCGTCACGGCGGTCGTTGGCGCGTTCATGCCGGAAGCCGAGCCGTGGTGCGAGCGCGGACCGGGCATGGACCTGCCGGGCGGCGCCGAAGGGTCGGTCTGGCGCAAGGTCCGCGACCAGATCAAGAAGGACGACCAGGCGATCTTCGCCGCCATGAAGGCGTCGAACCTTTATCCTGAAATCCCGAAAGCATTCAACCCGGACCTCGCGATCGGCACGGCCGCCGTGTGGATCGAGCGCCCGCACCCGGCCGCGGCCGTCACCGTCTCTGCGATTCCTTTCCGGGAACTCGAAATCGACCTTGGGCCTTATGGCGAGGTCGACTATCGCGCCGCCGTGCGTTTCACGAGGAACCACTACGTCCGCGAACTCATTGGCGAGGAAGTGTGGAAGAAGGTTCCCCCTGAGGTCAAGAAAAAGCACGAGGACAAGCCGTCCGACCGGACGCAGGTGATTTGGGCCTTCTGGCGCGATTGGGAGGACAAGTCGGACGAGGTCTGGCAGCACGTCATCATGATCGACAACCAGGTCATCCACGACGCGAGGTGCATCGGCGAGGGCTCTTGTCCGTTGTTGGTCATGCGCTTCGGCGCGACGGCCGACTGGCCGCACGGCGTCGGCCCGCTGATCAAGGGCCTGCCGAGCTTCCGCCAGATCGACGAACTCGAATACATGCGGACGGTTCACGCCGCGCGCTCGATCATGCCGCCGATCACGTACCCCGACGATTCATTCGCCGCCGTCGAGAATGGCGTCGAGGAAGACATGGCCTACCCGATCCGGCCGGGCTCTGAGGGCGCCGTCAAACCGATCTTCACGGTCCCGCCACCCGAGGTCGCCAACTACGCCTATCAGGAAAAGATCAAGAAGCTGCGCAAGCTGTTCTTCGTCGACTACCCCGAGCAAACAGGCGACACGCCGCCGACGCTCGGCCAGTGGCTAGACGAGATGGCGCGCGCGCAGCGCCGCCTCGGGACGCCCGGCCTGCCGTTCTGGCGCGAGGGCCCGGCGCAGATTTTCCTCCGCTTCAAGTGGCTGCTTGAGAAGGCTGGAGCGATTCAGCCGATCCGCGTTGACGGGCGCGCTGTCGCGACCATGCCGCGCAACCCGGCGCAGGCCGCCGCCGAACAGCAGGAAGTCGGGATGGCGATCAAGGCGCTGCAAATCATCGCGCCAACCTTCCCCGAGGAATTCAAGATGTACTGCGACGGCGCCGGAACGATGAAGGCGATCGTCGACAAGATGCGCGTCGGCCTGATCAAGTGGCGCAATCCCGACCAGGTCAAACAGGCAACCGCGGCGATCGCCCAACTGGCCGGCGCGCGCCATGCTGGAGCGCCGCCCAACGAGACGCCGGGATCGGCCGCATGAGCGAAGTTTCCGACGACGATCTCAAACTGGCGATTGACCGCATTGCGCGCACGCCAGACGGCGTGACCCTCTACCTCTATTTGCAGAAGGCGCTCTGCGGCGTCATCAGCGATGGATCGGACAGATCATTGCAATCCGACCACGGTCGCCGCAGTTTCGCGCGTGATCTAATGGCTCTGATGGCCGAGGGAATTGCTCTAAGTGACCGAAGTCGCCCCGTCACCTTCCGCCTCGCCAGCGCCGACCCCCGCCACGCCCGTCGCGTCCCCGGCGCCCGTCTCGTCAGCCGCGACGCCTACGTCCCCGGCTTCTCCGACCCCGACCGCGACCCCGACGCCGACCCCCGCCCCGACTCCGGCCGCTCAGAGTAACGAGCGGCCGGCTTATATCCCCGAGGCGTATTGGGACGCGAGCGCCGGCAAGGTCAAGGACGCTGAGTTCGCCGCTCACTTCAACGAGCTTCAAACCCGCGTCGCCGCCGACGAATCGCGCCGGCTGACGCTCCCGGCCAAGCCGGAAGACTACAAGATCGAACTGCCGAAGGATTTCACGCTGCCGCAAGGCGTCGAGTTCAAGATCGACGTCGACAATCCGTTGTGGGCGCAAGGCCAGCAATGGGCGCAGAAGAACGGCCTGACCCAGGAAGCCTTCCAGGAAGCCATTGCGCTTGTCGCCGGCGACCGCGTCGGCACCGCCGCGCAGATCGACCAGGCGCGCAAAGCCGAGATCGGCAAGCTGGGCGCCAACGGCCAGGCGCGCGTCACCGCGATCCAGACATGGGCGCAGGGCCTGCTCGGCCAGGAGTCCGGCGGCCGCTTCGTCTCGCGCCTGTTCACCGCGGCCGACGTCCAGATGGCGGAATCGCTGATCGCCAAGTTCACCGGCTCCGGCACCTTCAAGAGCGGCGGCCGCGAGCCGCCGGAAGCGCCGGGCAAGCTGTCAGACGCCGACTACAACAAACTCTCGATGCCGGATCGTCTCGACTACGCCCGCCGCATGACCGCGGCGGCGCAGGGCAAGAAGGTCGCCTGACATGACCGTTTTCGTCGCCACCTTCGTCGACCAGACCTTCGACAAGAAGTCGGCTGAGGTCGCCTATATCTCCAAGATGTTGCGCAAGATGGCCGACGACGTCCAGCGAAGCCAGGGGACGGTCAGCGCGGCGACCTACGTCAAGGACGTCAATCAGGCTGGCGTGGCGAACACCAACGTTGCGCAATGGACCTACACGGCAAGCGCCAGCAATCCGTGATCTGAAAGGGAATTCCGATGGCCGTCTCGAACCTCATGACCCTCACGGAATACGCCAAGGGAATGGCGCCGGAGGACGTTCGCCGCCCCGTGATCGAGATGTTCACGCAGTACAGCGACGTTTTCGAGGTCATGCCCTTTGAAGGGCTCAAGGGATCGAAGTACGTCGGCTACCGCGAAGCCTCGCTGGCTACGCCGGTGTTCCGCGCCGTCAACGAGGCGTCTTCGTCCGGGCATGGCGTGATCTCGCCGTTCGACGAGGCGACCTACATCATCGACCACGACATCGACATCGACCGTGCGATCCAGGATCGCTTCGGCCCCGAGCGGCGCAATTACGAAGAGCGAATGGGTATCACCGCCTTCGCCCGCCTGTGGATCGACACCTTCGTCAAGGGCGATCAGTCGGTCAACGCGCGCGTCTTCAACGGCCTCCAGGTCCGCGCGCAGAAGTTCGGCCGGCTCTACTACAACTCGACGGCCTCCGGCGGCGCGGCCCTGTCGCTCGCCAACCTCGACACGATGCTCAACAACCTGTCGGGCAAGTCCGGCACGCGCTACCTGTTCGTCCCGTTCCTGTCGCTGCCCCTGTGGATTCAGGCGGCGCGCAACCAGTCGCTGACCGGCTACGTCATGCAGACCTGGGACGAGATTGGCCGGCCGAAGCTGACCTACGCCGGCATCCGGCTGCTCTACGGCTACCCGAAGGACGACCAGGTTCCCGTCCTCCAGTTCAACGAAGTCGCCTACGGCACCGGCTCGGCGGTTACGTCGTCGATTTACGGCATGACCCTCGGCGAAGGGATGCTGCGCGGCATCTACGTCCGCAACCTGACGCCCGAAGACGTCGGCCTGTTGGAAGACCGCAAGACCTACCGCACCCACATCTCTTGGGACGTCGGCCTGGTCGACGAGTTCAAGTATTGCCTGACCCGCATGACCTCGTGGACCAACGCGCCAATCGTCGCGTGATCGTGGGGCTGAATTAACAGGAGGCCCAGATGGGCGACCGCACTTACGGATTTGACGCCAACCTCGCTCTCGCCGACGGCGCCACCGCACAGACTGCATCCGGCTACGCGCAGTATGGCGGCGCGGACGGCATCATCGATTGTGGCGGCAACCAGAACATCACGGTTACGCTGCCCTCGATCGCCGCTTCCTCAACGATCACGCCGCAGCAACAGCGCATCGATGCCGCAGTGGTCATCGACGTCACCGCCATCGTCGTCACGTCGGGCTGCTACTACAAGCTGATGGTGCTGGTCTCGAACGACCCGGCCTTCGGCGCCACGAACGTCATGCTGGCCGGCGCGCTCCAGCTTGCCATCGCCGGCACCGGCGACGTCCCCAACAACTTCACCCCGCCGGCGGTCCCCGCGATCGGCGGCAACCGCTACGAGATTCTGTTCTCCAACGAGCAGAACAACGTCAAGTACGAGTACGTCAAGCTGTACGTCGTCCTTGGCGGCTCGAACGCCTCCATCACCTTCAAGGCCTTTATGGCCATCCTCCCGCAGATGTGCTGACATGGTCGAAGCGATCCAACTCAACGAGTACGTCAAGCTCTCGAACGTCGGGCCGGGGCTGGCTGCGATGGCCGACCGCGAGCGTTCGATGGTCTATCTGTGGGACTGCGGTCCGACCGCGCCGAGCGCTCCCAAGCGCCCGGTTGCCCCGCGCGGCAAGGAAGGAGACCCGGAGTTCGATCTCGCGATGGTCGACTTCCGTCAAGCGATTATCGAGTACGAGGCCGACCTGCGAACCTACGGCGCCCGCAAGGACGAGTTTGCCAAGTGGCAGACGCAGAACGGCGGCCCCTTCGAGATCAAGATGTGGTCGGTCGACGCGCGCGATGCACTCGAGATCGAGGAGCGGGCGGTCAAGGAAGGGCTCGTCCCGGCGAAGCGGTACTTCGTTTCGTCGCGCACGCGCGGCTTCGAGTCGCTTCCCAACCAGGGCTTGCCTGGCGCGATGAAGCCCGGCAAGGGCCATTTCGAGAATCTGCGCCGTGAGCGCGAGGGCGAGGCCGACCTTGACGAGGCGCGCCGCTCCGACCCGGTATTTGGCTCCAGGGAGATGCGAGCATGAACACGAAACACTGGCTCATTGGGTCGCTCGCCGCTGCGGCGCTCGCCCTCAGCCTTTCCGCCCCGGCTTCTGCCGGCTCGATCATGTGCGAGCCTCCCAGCGCCGCGACGGGTTCTCAGGCCGGCGTGATCGGCGGCACTGGCTCGGCCGTTCCGTCTCAGACGCTCTATGTCCAGAACTCCGAAGGCTGCTTTGCCGCGGCGGCGGCCGACGTTGGCTACTTCCGCTCGCAGGGCTTCTATCCCGGCCCGAACCTGTTCTCCGTGACGACGACCGGCATTGCGGCTCAGTCCACTGCCGCCAACTCGCCGGTCCTGCCGGCGGGCGCCTTCATCACGGGCATCGTCATCAAGGAGACGGCGGGCCAGGCTGTGACCGGCGGCCTTGACATCGGCATCGCGGGTTCGTCCGATCAGACCATCGTGGCGGCCTTCGCTGTGCCGGCCAACGCGACTATCGCCGTGACCCCGTCGTCAATCCTGCGGTTTACCTTCGGCGCGGCCGGTGCGGCCTCCGGCGCCCCCTCCGCGCAGGCGATCTACTTCAACGCGCACACCAACTGGTCGGACGCCGCGTCGGTCAACGTGACGATCTTCTACTCGCTCTATATGCCCTACTGAGACATTCCGATGGCGACTGTCTCGCTCCAGAAGATCGACGCCAACGTTGCCATGGGGCAGCAGCAGTCGATCTTTGGGCCGGTGACGGGTGCGATCTACATCGTTGACTCGCTCGGGCGCGTCGTTGTCTCAACCCTCGACTCGCCGACGCTCATTGCGCAAGGCTGGGCGTACACCCGCCTCGACGATCTGCCGTCGTCGCCGACCGCTGGGATCACAACCGTCAACTTTGGCGTCTTCCCCGGCGCACAGTCGGCGCAGACGACGATCGCCGCCGTCGACATCGACGATCCCGGCGCCGTCCCCGACTGTTGGGTTGTCCCCCAGGCGACTGCCGACCATTCGGCCGACGAGCACTCCGCCGATCCGCCGCTGGTGACTGCGCAAGTGGTAGGCGGCAATCTCGTCATCAACGCCTTTGCCAGCGGCCGGGATTGGCCGACGCCTCCCGGCACGCCGTTCGGCAACGCCAACAGCCAAATGCCGACTTCCTGCCAGCAACCGCAGCCCTACGGAGCATGGACCGTTGGCTGGGCCTTTTCCGCATAGGAGCTAACGATGCTCGCCATCCAGGGTTATTCGACCGGCAACGGCATGGAAGTCGCCGCCAACACGTACGCGGGGCGCGTTTCCGAGCGGCCGATGAATGTCGGCGCTTACGGCTCCTATTCGGCGGGATCGGGCAGCGGCATCATGGCGGCCGGTCTCGGCGCCGCAGCTCCAATCTTCACCTTCCGCTCTGCCGCTGCGGCCGGCCCGAACATCGTGGTTCGGCGACTGACCTTTGAGGCCGGCGTCCTTGGCACGGCGTTCACCGCCGGCCAGTGCCTGTTCTCGCTCCTCGTCTGCCGCGCCTTCACCGCTTCCGACACCGGGGGCGGCGCGCTGACGGCGACGACCAACAACATGAAGCGCCGCACGGCGTTTGGCACGACTGCCGCCCAGGACATTCGCTGCTCGGCGACCGCGGCTTTGACGGCGGGCACGCGCACGCCCGACTCATCGCCCATCTCGACGGTCGTCGTCCCCTTCCCGGCCACGACCGTCAGCACGATCCTCGTCCCGATCCGCGACCTTTTGCGTTATGGCCCCGAGGCGTGGCCGCTCGTGCTGGCGCCGAATGAGGGCTTCACCATCCAGGCGACGGTTCCTGCAACCGGCACTTGGTGCTTCGCCGTCAACGTTGATTGGGACGAAATTCCGACGACCGAACTCTGAGGTCTGTCGAGGAACAACGCGAGAGGCGGCCGCGCGAAATCGCCGCCGCCTTTTTTGTTGGAGTGGATGATGAAAAGACTGCTCACCACGCTCACCGCCTGGCTGCTCTCGGCCTCGCTCGCCTGCGCTCAGGTTTGGTTCCCGACGCCCAACCCCAGCGTGAACGCGCAGGGCTCTGTGCAGATGTGCCTCAACGCGGCCGGGACCGCGTATATCGCGTGCGGCGTGGCGGCGCCGAACCTCGTCGCCAATTCGCAGATCATCTACACGCAGTCGACCGGCAACTCGTCGGTTGCGCAGTTGGCGGGAAGCGCGACGTTCACCGGCACGACGGACGCAATTATCAACGAGCAAATCATCTCGGTGAACATGACGAACGATCAGCCAATCACGCTGATCATACATCAGTGCATATATGCAACTTGTACTGCCGATGCTTTGCCGACGTTTACGAGGACTGTGGCCGCCAACCAGGGGCTTAACGAAGCTTGGGCGATCAACGGCAACTACGTCTATGTTACGGCGCAGAACACCAGCGGCACACTGACGACGACGT